GAAGTGAATGGATATGTAACTAAGATAGAACCCTTTGAAGAAATTTCAATAGATTTTGATTGGGTTATATGTAAAGATATTTTAGAACATTTGCCTTATGACAGTATAGATAATCAGTTACAATTGTTGGCAGATTGCACTAAAAATTTAATAGTTATGGTACCGTTGGGTGATGGGCACAAATATTACATTGATGCATATGAACAAGATGTAACTCATATTATACGAGAAGATTTGAAGTGGTGGGAAGAGAGATTTTTTAGAAATGGTTTTAATGTAGATGAAATGACTTATGACATGGGCCCGTTTAAAAAAAATTGGCAAATACATCCGCAGGGTAATGGGTTGTTTTGTTGTTCAACTTTATGAAAGTTTTAGAATCACATAGAGATTCTTATTTTTTACGATGGAATAAAGATGATTATGCTCGAATGGGATGTCCATCTAAAGTAGCTGCGTTTGATTATGTCTCAATTAAATTGATGCAACGAGGAGATGTGACTGAAGAATCTCAGGCATGGTTGAAAAGAAATGCGAAACAAAATTTTAATCTTTTAAAAACATTGCGAAAAAGTATTCCAAGAGATGGAATGATTAGTCCTCTAATTTTAGTTAGTACTCAAAATAAGCATTGGGCAAAATTTGTTGGCATCAATTTTTGGGCGACTATTCCTTTTGTTATACAAACAGGAAATAACAGATATAGAATAGCACTAGAAAATGGTTACACACACATTTCTTCTATAATTTTTGGATCTAGTATAGACCCTGTGATATGGAATTATTTACAACTTGAATTGAAAAGACCCCAAAATGAAATAGTAATGGTTGATAAAGAATATATTAACAGTTATACGGGAGAGGGTTTATGAAAGTAGGATTTGTAGGTGTAGGAAAACTAGGTAAGGATGTCGCTGAAGTTATGGCAACGAAGTATGATGTAGTGGGTTATGATATAGCTCCAGTGGACACTACATTATATATGGCTCAAACTTTAGAAGGTGCCTGTATTAATAAAGATATAATTTTTGTAGCGTTGCCCACTCCACATCATCCAGACTATGATGGCCGTTACCCAACCAGTCATCTTCCACCTAAAGATTTTGATTACAATATAATCAAGAACATGGTGAAGAAGATAGATGCCTTGGTGACTAATAAAACTTTAATAGTATTAATTTCTACAGTTCTTCCCGGTACGATTCGTAGAGAGATTGCTCCAATAATAAAGAATGGACGTTTTATATACAATCCATATTTGATTGCTCAGGGTTCAGTGAAAGCAGATACGATAAGACCGGAGATGATTATTATAGGAACTAAAGAAGGTCGATGGGATCCCGATGTTACAACGCTTAAGAATTTTTATGAGGAGTTTGTAACATTAGGTACTAGATATGAAATGGGAACATGGGAAGAAGCAGAGGCCATAAAGATTTTTTACAATACATTCATATCTACCAAGTTAGCGTTAGTGAATATGATAGCTGACGTGGCCGAAGGTGTAGGTAATATGAATGTAGATATAGTAACAAGTGCATTAAAAAAATCTACTATGAGAATCATGGGCCCTAGTTATATGAGTGCAGGTTTAGGTGATGGTGGTGCTTGTCATCCTAGAGATAATATAGCATTAAGAAGTTTAGCCGAGAGATTAAATTTAGGTTATGATTTGTTTGATGCCATTATGATAGCTAGAGAAAAACAAGCAGAACATATGGCACGAAAGATCGTAGGCCTTGGTCATGATGTGTGTATTTTAGGTAAAGCATTTAAACCTGGTATAGATCAAGACGCAGGTTCACCTGCCATATTATTGGGTCATTATATAGAAGGGATGGGACGTAGAATTTATTATGATGGTCATACAAAAGAGGTAACAACACCTTTAACTTATGTGATGCATGATCATAAACGATTTGAAGATTTTGTTTTTAATTATGGGAGTGTGATTTTTGATCCCTTTAGGAAAATGAGTCTTACTTCAGACTTGACACAGAGGGGCATTCAGGTGTATAATTATGGTAACTCTGAAATTTCTCCAGCAGTAGGTAGAGATGATCCTGGTCGAGTTTAATGTATAAGTTAGTTGATAATTTTTTAGACAAAGAAGAATTTGAATCAGTAGAAAGTGTGTTGTTAAGTAATCAGTTTCCTTGGTTTTTAAATCCTCAGATAGATAAAAAAAGTTCTTACTATGTAGGCCGAGATAATTTACAGTTTTCTAATACTGTATATGCTAAGGATCATATGAAAAGTGAGTGGCTTCAACATAAACTATCTACCCCGAACAGAAAAAATAGTGACACATGATTTTCATGTAGATATAGAAGATTCTAATGCGCCTAAGAATATTAATACTTCTATTTTTTATTTGAATACTAATAATGGTGTTACTATTTTTGAAGATACTAAAGAAGAAGTAAAAAGTGTTAGTAATAGAATGATTACTTTTCCTGGTTATTTAAGACACACAGGAACAACACATACAGATCATAGAATATTAATAAACTTTAATTATTTTTAAAATGTACGAACTAAAAGATTATATGAATGCCATTAATCATAAGAAAGAAGATTTGATGGCAGGTGAAGATGAGTTTTGGGAGAAGAAATATCCAGCTTATATAGTGAACAAAGCACTGTCTGCATTTCCAGACACTATAGTATATGCAAATGAAATGAATCGTTTGTGTCACCTCGATAAACGCCTTCAATTTCAATTTTTTCTAAATAGTATAAGACCTAAAAAAAGATTTAGTAAATGGCTTAGGTCTACTAAGATTAAAAATCTTGAGTATGTTAAAGAATACTATGGTTATAATAATGAGAAAGCCAGACAAGCACTTGACATACTAGATGATGAACAAATTGAACATATAAAAAGAACAATTGATCGAGGTGGAAAACATGGAAGAGCTGGAGTGGACTCCTGACTTAATGCTCGAGGTGACGTTGAATGAAGCAGATGATTTCCTAAAAGTTCGTGAAACACTATCCCGCATAGGGGTAGCTTCTCGTAAAGAAAAAAAGTTATATCAATCGTGTCATATCTTACACAAACAAGGTCGTTATTTTATTGTACATTTTAAAGAACTGTTTGCCCTAGATGGTAAACCAACGAACATATCAATTAACGATTTAGAGAGAAGAAACACTATTGCAGGACTGTTATCTGATTGGGAATTAGTAGAAATTTTAGGAGACAATGGACCGAGAGCACCATTGTCACAAATAAAAGTTTTAGCATATAAAGAAAAAGATGAATGGATTTTGGAGACGAAATATAATATTGGTAAGAAACAAGTGGAGTAATATATTATGGCAGTAAAATTATTGAGATTAAAATCTAGTGAAGATATCATTGGTGATGTAGTATCAGAAAATTCTGAATTTGTAACAGTTAGCAATCCAGCTATGTTGATGCCGATGGGAGATCCTAGAGGGGGAAATGTGCAGGTGGGTTTAGCACCTTGGCTTCCTTTTAGTGATCAAAAAGATATAGATTTTCCTAGAGATTTTATTCTTGTTATAACAGATGCAGTTCAAGATATAGTAAATAATTATAATCAAGTATTCGGATCGGGTATAGTAGTTCCGCAAGTGAAAGTAGATAAAAAAACTTTACTTCAAGAATAATTTGTGATATAATTATTTAATGTCTAATAATTTTTATACTTCTGTTATCCAACGGGGTAACTATCTTTTAGTTCGAGAGATTAAAGACGGCAAACGAGTCAGTCAAAAGATTCGTTGGCGTCCTACATTCTATGGACCTACGGAAAAGAAATCTCCACTGAGAACTCTCCAGGGCCAACGAGTGGCTCCCATTATATTAGAGTCTATTACAGAAGGTAGAGGTTTTTTAGAACGGTATAAGGATCAGCCCCATTTGATATCTGGATTTGAAAGATATCCGTTTGTCTATATTGCAGAACAGTATCCCGAATATGTAACTTGGGATATGAATAAGATTCTAATTCTTACATTGGATATAGAGGTTGCGTGTGAGAGTGGGTTTCCTAATGCTCAGAAAGCTGATGAACCTTTGCTCTGCATTACAGTAAAGAATCAATCTAATAAAGCCATTATGGTGTGGGGTATAGCTGATTATACTAATGACCGCAAAGATGTAAGATATATTCTATGTGATAATGAAGAAGATTTACTTAAAAAGTTTTTAGATTTTTGGTCGAGCATACAACCAGATATAGTAACTGGATGGAACGTTCAGTTTTTTGATATTCCATATCTATGCAACCGAATAGATAAACTCTTTGGTGAGAAGGAAGTTAAGAAGTTATCTCCATGGGGTTATGTTAATGAAGAAAGCGTTTATCAGTATGGCAGACAACAGCAGAAATATGATATCTTTGGTGTGGCTTGTTTAGATTATCTAGATTTGTATAGAAAGTTTACCTATACCAATCAAGAGTCTTATCGTTTAGATCATATAGCTTTTATTGAATTAGGTGAACGAAAAAATGAAAATCCATATGAGACATATCAGGAATGGTATACTAAAGATTATCAATCGTTTGTAGATTATAATATTACTGACGTGGAACTAGTTGATGCGTTAGAAGATAAGATGAAATTGATTGAGTTGGCCTTGACTGTTGCATATGAAGCTAAGGTTAATTATGAAGATGTTTATTCTCAAGTTAAGATGTGGGATGTATTAATCTATAATTTCTTAAGGAGTAAGAACATAGTTGTACCTAAAAGAAAAATAAGTACAAAGGAAGATCGGTATGAAGGTGCATATGTTAAGGAACCACAGACAGGAATGCACAAGTGGGTAATGTCATTTGATTTGAATAGTTTGTATCCTCACCTCATCATGCAATATAATATTTCACCAGAGACTTTAATGGAAGAAGGAAATGGAGAAGTAAGTGTAGAGAAGTTATTAGATAAGAGGATAGAGATACCTGATGACGGGTGTGCAGTAACACCCAACGGTGCAAGGTTTAGAAAAGACTTCCATGGATTTCTTCCTCAACTCATGGAGAAGATGTATAATGATCGAGTGAAATTTAAGAAATGGACACTCGAAGCTAAACAAAAGTATGAAGATACTAAAGAGAGAAAATATTTTAATGAGATTTCAAAATACAATAACATTCAGATGGCTCGTAAGATTGCTTTGAATAGTGCCTATGGTGCAATTGGCAATCAGTACTTTAGATATTATGATCGAAAAATGGCAACAGCTATTACTACATCAGGCCAGTTGAGTATTAGATGGATAGAGAATAAGGTTAATGCCTATCTTAATAAAATTTTATCCACTACAGATAAAGATTATATTATTGCTTCAGATACAGATTCAATTTATGTTCGATTTGATGAATTAATTAATGAGATTAATCCAAAGAACCCAGAAAAGATTGAACCATTTATAACTAAATGTTTCGAGGAGTTGGCTGAGTACGTTCATGCATATGCTCAGAAAATGGATATGGCTCGAGAAGTTATAGCAGATAGAGGTATCTGGACTGCAAAGAAAAGATATATACTCAACGTGCATGACAGTGAGGGTGTAAGGTATACCACTCCACAGTTAAAAATCATGGGTATTGAAGCAGTGAAGTCTTCCACGCCCGCACCATGTAGAGAGAAGATTAAAGAGGCTCTACAAATTATTATAAATGAAGATGAAAAGGTATTGAATGAATTTGTTCAAGAGTTTCGGAAAGAGTTTATGAGTTTGGAAGTGGAAGAGATAGCATATCCTCGATCATGTAACAACTTA